ACTCCGGGTTAATGAAGCCTGCTATAGCTTAAAAATCTTTTAATAAAACATTTAGGGAGTCATCAAAGTCATAAGTTTTAGACTTACAATGACCTACTATTGTAGTAATTAAATTTGCATGATAGCCCTTACCTAGTTTCTTAAGTACTTGGTCATTAGGTAAGGACTCATGGTCGACTACTACTTCCCCCTTTTCGTTTACAAGAACAGTGGTTCTAAAAAGAATAGCCTCCTCTTTTTTCTTCATTTCTTTTTAGCGTCTTCCTTAACAAACTCAGGTCTAATCTGAGGATCTAATTTAGGCAGTTTGCCTAATAGATTTATAAGTTGCACTACTTCTGCGTAAGGTCTAGTAAACATATATTTTACAACTGTATTTACTTGTTCCTGTGTTATTAAATAGTTATTGTCCATCGTTCCCCCTATATTTTAATTCACCTGCTATGGCGCTATATGCTGCCATATCTATATAAGTATCTTCACTTACATTCCCGGCTTTCGTTCTAGCCATTTTTAATAACGTCATCATCAAAGCAACATCATGTCCTGTGATGTTTATATTCAAAAAAGCAGACCAAAGTTTAGCTATATTATTATGCATAACTTCTTTATCGCCATACTCTTTTGCTCTATCTCCTGATACGAGTTCATCCGCTATACTTAATAAACTACTTGCGTCTTTCATATTTTTTTCTCAACTCCTTTATATTAATAGATTGTAAATCATACTCTCCTTTATCTACGTTTCTCTTTACAATAAGTCCACTCCACCATAAATGTTGTGTGCCTTTTGCAAAGCTTTCTTTATGGTTTAAATAGCACCCTGCATTTAATCCCATAATCTTTCTACCATTGTGCATTGATCTAACTGCATAATCAAATAAATGGGAATGCCCTACAGTAGCAGATTGAAAGTTCTTCTTTAATAAATTAGAAGCAACGTAATCTCCACTAATAGGTTTACCCATAACACCACTAGCTATGTTATGACAATATAGAACTCCATCAAGTTCTACTATTCTTTCATAGTCATGGTATTCCCACCCGTATTTGGTAAAGGGAATATCATCAACACTCAATGTACCTTCCAGCTCTGGATTGTCTTCAACAAACTTCGTTATTCTATGCTCATGATTGCCTCCTAACATGATTTTTCTAGTTCGCTTATTCTTAAAACTATTGTTAAATAATTCTAAAGCTTCTTCTGCATGGTCTATTTCTTTTCTATACCTCCTACCTTCAAAAGATTTTTTACCTCTATCAAAATGAGATAGGGAGTCCATATTAACCCAATCTCCTAGACAAATAACTATGTCAGGATTTAATTCTTTAGCGAACTTTCCTGCCCAGGTAAATCTGTCGTTGCTTACTCCCATTTTTACATGAGGGTCTGGTATTACTAGATGAGTTGTCATTAGTGCAACTTCTCCTTCCTTTTTGTTAATAAATCTTCAAAACTTACTCTGTTTTCACTACTTGTTTCTTGCATAGCTTGTATACCTTTATCAAATATATAATCAGGTTCTTCTACAGAAACTTTTACCATTCCATGTGCTATTGTTAATGCAACAGCATAACTCTCTACCTGTGGTGCATTATTTGAAGGCAACACAGTACACGCAAATCCATTATCTGTCGGTAAAATAGAAACAAGTATAGCTTCTTTTATACTATTATTTTTTTTCGGCATTTTTCTCCTTTATTAAATTTATAAAATGTTCTGCATCAACTATCATTAAAGGTTCACGCTGATTCATTTTTATAACAGCAATTGCTGTTTCGTTTTCTTTTATATGATGATTTGCTTGTACCATAATATCGTATATACCTTTGAATGTTTCTTTATTCTTACATTCTATAGAATAAGGTATCAATTCTTTAGCCCTAGTTGAAAATTTAATATCAACTCCAGTTTCTCCCATAATAGCCCCTGATATATCATCAGTAGTTAAAGAAGGGAATGCAGATAAGAGTTTATCTCTTACCCAATTTTGCAGTCTTCTTCCTTTAGCTTTTTTACTTCGTGTGTCCATCTTCCTCCCTAGGATTATTAACTTCAGTATACCATACCCATTTAGGAGTAAGTGCTTTAGATTGTTGTTGAGGTAAATGTTTTAACTTTTCTCCCCAACAAGGTTTTTTATATGCACAAAATCTACATTGCAATGGTAATATTTTATTACCTGTAGCTTTTCTGTTAAAGTATTCATCTTCATCTTTAAATAGTCTTTTAAATGGGGCATTTGAATTTAACGCTTCCATATTATCTTTAGCTTTCTTAATAGCTTCTTGTGAATGGTGGTCGTCTGACAATGGTGTTTCGGTTACTGCCCATTCTCCTGTAGATTTATTAATAGCAATCCACCCTCCAAAGTCTGTATTTTCTGCATTAGAATATAGATATCCTTGAGATACATATCCAAAAGTATCCTCTTTCAGTATAGCATCAAAACCTCCTTCATCACTAAATTTATGTTCAAATGCCCAGGGCGATGCACTTTTAATATCATATATTTTATTTTGGATTTTAATATCATATGTTCCAGAAATTTCTTCGTTATTATCAAATTTATATTTAACATGTTTCTGAATATCATCTACTTTAATTCCTGAAGCTTTTAGTATTGCTACTGCTGCAGCTTCAATCATATCACCAAATAGGTTTCTCATTTTCGTATTGTAAGGCATGGGTTCTGGCTCTGCTCCAGATTTTTCCATTTGTAATTGGCAAAGAGGTCTGCCTATACTTGACATGCGTGTTGTAAATTTATTATCACGCTGTTCAGTAAACTGCTTTTTAAAAGCATCTTTACACGCTTCTCCAAACTCATTCACTATCGTACTAGATACACCCACAGAGGCTTTGTTAGCCTCTGTGAGAAACATTTGTACTCTGTTTAAAATAGAGTTTGACATTAGTTGGCTAAGAACTCCTCTGGACTGTCTTCTGCCACAGCTTCTACGATCTTAGCACTAGCATCATCTCTTACACTAGTAGCATTAGCTTGTTTCCATTGCTCTGCAATCCTCTTATTCTCATCTTGAATTAACTCATTAAACATATCCATATGCTCAAGGTCTTTCTTAGAAAATTCAACTTGCTTACTATCAGTATCAATAGATGCTACATAGAACGTATTACTTCCACTCTTCTTTCGTTTAGTGGTTAAGTTTAGCACATGATTGAACATCAAACTATTTCTGCCTTTTAATCCTTTTAGAGTTTCTCCAATAGGTTTAAAATTCATACCTGTTACACGCCATAAAACAGGCATTTCAGTTACAGTTGTTGCTGTACCATCTGCTTTAGTACACTCCATGCTAAGTAGCCCATACACTAATCTGTAGCATTTTATGTTTCTTTGTGCGTCTACTTCGGCTTCAGTAAGTTGCTCTTTATCTTTACCAATAACTTTTCCGCATCGTACTCCCCCTTTTGTGTCAATAGGCTCATCTTTCCATGATTTAAAGATTACTGATGTAGAGGCATATTTGTTAGCATCTGCGTCATATTCCATGTATTGATAAGCGTTAATAAATGGTCGAAACTGTACTGCTGTATCTTTTAAGCTATAGACTTTAGCTTCTGATTCAGGATCGTAAATATTATATACCCCTGCTCTCAAGGCATTCCCATCATCATCTTCAGCAGCTCTGTTTATTGCCAATCTTGGCAAAGTACCAGACCCCATTTGAGATCCGTCATCTTGCCCTGTCATCTTCATTATCTCTTCGTTAGAAAGAGACTCAAAAGGTTTTACTTCATTACTCATATTTGCACCTCCAGTGCTTTATTGTTATATCTAATATACCACATATATTAGTCTTTGTCAATGATAAATTGTAGTGTCTAACCAATTTGGTCCAACCTTTATCTCAACCTCTAATGGAACATCAAAATCAACACTATACCTCTCCATAAGTTCATCAACCACACCCAAACAACCTTGTGTTAAACACTCGGCTACTATTTGTTCCTCACCAGGAAATACATCAGCGACTATAGAGTCATGCACTGTGTTGATTAAGATGCTCTTTGTGCCATTGCTCTCTAGCAATTTTTGAGAAAGGATACATGCTAGAGGAACAATGTCAGCAGTGGCTAAGCCTTGCACAGGATAGTTTTTTATCTGTGTTGAAAAGCTTGAGCCACCCCATGGCATGCGTTCTGCACTTGGAAAAGCGTACTGCCTACCTGTTGGTAGAGTTATGACTTTATGTCGTATTGCCTCACTTTGCAGCTTATCATGCCAAACTTTTATGTCAGGGTATTTTTTTAGAAATTCTGTATAGTATTTCTTTTCATCTTCAGTCCCTGACATCCCACCATACAAAGGTTTAAATGTGTGCGCTTTAGCTTGTTGCCTAGAACACCCTATTGTATCAGCAGTAAATTGATGGACATCAACGCCATCATTAATATCTTTTAGTCCTTGTTTGTCTTGTGCTAGAAAGACAGCAGTTCTAAATTCTAATTGTGCAAAATCTATCTCCATAATATTTCCATTATCAAATCGTGAACGAATAACTTTTCGTATTGGGAAAGTACCACCTCTTGGTTGATTTTGGAAGTTTGGGTCACGACTAGATAGTCTGCCTGTTGTTGTAATACATTGCATAAAGTTTGGATACAAATAATTAACTTCTGTTTTATGCTTTTTAATACCTTCAACAAAAGTTTTTAAGTATGTATCTAAAGCATTGTACCTAGATATCTTTTCTATAAAATCTCGCAATTCTTCATTACCTGTTTTTGCCACTTTGAGTAAAGTATTTTTATCAGTTTTAAAACCGCCTTCAGCAATATCCATAACAGATTCTACTTTAGCATTAAATCCTGCTCTTTCTTTTAAATTTTTATAAATAAAACCTTTGCCTCCACAATCCATACACTTAGTAAGATTTTTATAAGGGTCTCCATTAACTTTATACTTTTGTATATGCCCTTTTCCATTACAAGTAGGGCATTGTTGTGCTTTAGTTTTATACACAGGTTGTAAAAACATATCAAAAATCTTTCTCATTTCTGTTTTAGAATACTGATATCTTCTCTTTGGCTTCTTTGTAAATGGGTCTAATCCTAAATTAAATTGTACAGACCATTTCTTTTTGTCAGTAACCTTTGCTCCATAGATTAACCAGGACAATTGCTCTGGACTAGAAGGATTTATAGAAGTATCTCCCATTTTTTTATATATAGTTTCATCAATTTCTACACGAAGTCTGTCTTGTTCTTCTTGGAAATCCTTTTCTACTTGTTTTAATGCCTCCTCATCAATGTAAATGCCATTGTTTTCCATATTAGCTAATACAACTAGAAACTCACACATCATCTTAGTACTTTTTATTAATTTTTTATTCTTAGGTATCTTAAACTGTTCTATTTGGGCATCAAACAATGATCGTGTTGATTTTATATCAAATCTACCATACTCTTCTAGCATTCCTATAGGCACATTCTCAAATGAGGTCTTGTTTTTGATAAACCCTTCCATTAAATCAGACTTTTGCGTAACATTTCTTCTAACACAGCAATCTTTTAGCTTTAAACTGCGTTTTAAGCCTCTATTAAGCATATATTCGCCTATCATGGTGTCATAGACCCTGCCTGAGTAAGAAAATCCAGATTCCCATAACCAAATTAAGTCAAACTTTATATTGTGACCAACTAATAGAGTAGTTTTATCTAGTATACCTTGTACCCTCTTTCTATCAGGAGTTCCCCTGAACTCATTATGCTTAAAAAAGATATAGTCATCATTCAAACCCATACAAATTAAAAAGTTGTGTGGGTTTTTTGCTGATGGGTCTAGTTTACCTTCATCAGTTACTTGAAAGCTAGTCTCTACATCAAATGTAGTGATCATTCCTCATACCTCGACAGTTCTGGGATTATATTGCATGGTATCATTCCATGCCACCCTGTTATCTTATTTTTAGTTATATTTAATCCTCGTAGATTTTTATCCATGTCCACCTTGTCTCTATACCCTACGCCTATAATAATATCTGCTTCTGCAGCTTTTCCTGTTTTGCTATTCTCCATCATATCAAAGGTTATGTCAAGTTTACCTTGAGCATCAGCAGATGCTTGAGAGATCGCAATCACACAGCAATTGTTTCTTTTGGCAATCTCCCTAGCACCTGTATATATAGCCCTAAGTTTTTCATCAGTACGAGCAAAGTTTCCTGCAACTCCAACTTTATCTAGCTGGTCAATTACGATTATATCAGGCTTTTCTTGCGCTACTAACTTATCTACTTTAACTAAATCCCAATCAACAGTATCTAATATCTTTACATTTTCTTTGATCTCAGCCCATTTCCTATTGGCTAGGGCAGTATCGTTTTTTATTTCTTCAAATGTCATACCAGTATGCGCATTGATTAGTCTCATTTGTGTCCTGATGGCAGGTTCTTCATTTATCAGAGCACAAACTTTTGCACCTTGTGATGCAAAACCATTTATTCCTGCAATAAGGTTTACCCAAAATGCAGTCTTACCACTTTCGGGGCGAGCAAATAATATAACTAAATTGCCTTCACCAATACCATGTACACGATCTTGCAATGGCTTTAGGTTAAATTTAAACTTAGTATTGTCTTTCAATTGTTCCACTAACTCACCCACATCAGAAGTAATATATTCATAGTTGTCACCTTCATCATCAATAGATGACTCTAAACACTTTTTAATCTCACTAAAATCTGCCTCTTTTCCATTATAAATCTCCGTAGCTAATACAGCAATTTTATTTGCTTGTCTTCGTTTATACAACGACTCTAATATATTGTTAGCTATTTTTTCATTAGGTAAAGAGGCAGATTCTATATCCTCAATCAAAGATTGAAAATTTTGTTTTGCTACCCTAGTTAAAGCAGGATTATCAACATCAGTATACAAAGTTGATATCTCATTTAATGTTAGGTCATTATCTGAGTCTATATGCGCTTTAGCTATTGTGTTATACAAATCGCCTGTGCCATTTGTAAATAATTCTTTAGATAACTTTGCTTTGTTTTTTGTGTAAAACTCTTTGCTAAGTAATAATTTTATAAGTTCTTTTTCTATCATTATCTTAATATACCATAATCATTTCCATATGTCCAATCGTCTGTACGCTTACATGGTGAGCATATTCTATTTACTTTGCTTTCGCTTTCAAATACTTTACTACACATCATACAAATTCTTGTTGTCGTTGCTTTTTCTTCTATGCCCATTGCTTCTCTTTCTTCTTTTTCTTGTTCGTCTATAATCCAACTTCTAAATTCTTGATGAGTCATTCTATTTACCTTTCCCTTTATTTATATATTCATACCTTTAAGTATATGCGAAATAACATCTATTGTCCAACCATTTCCTAGCATCTTATATCTTTGTGTATTCGATACACCCTCTGTATACCCAACAGGTACAGTTTGCAATCTTTCGCATTCTGTGACTGTTAGCTTTCTCCATCTATCTTTATTTATATCATATTCTGTACTTATGTCAACTTTCGGTTCACGATTACCTCCACCCATACTATTTAATGTAGGTGCCTTACCATCAGGGCTGTATATTCTTTTTAGAATATCATGTCCATTTATATCTGATGCCATACCGACCAGGGTACACCCATTATTGCCTGCACCTTTGTACATTGTAGCAGTCATACATAAACCTTTTTGATCTGTTCTTCTAAAGTGCCTAGCATTTCTAGGATTAACAGGAACTGCAGCTTCGTCTGTTTCTTTATCTAAAATATCTTTTAAGAGTATTCCTTTGTCTCCGATATCTTTATTGAAAGGTATATTAGTCCAATATAATCTTTTTCTACTTTGTGCAGATAATAAACTTGAATTTATCTCTATTGGTTTTACTCCCATATATTTAGTAATAATATCTTGAGCATCTTGTTTCATTTTTACATTTTCTAACAAGAACCATCTTGGCTTTGTTTCTTCTTTTACTCTGATAAATTCAAAAAATAATTTACTTCTTGGATCATCAAACTTTAATTGCTTGCCTGCAAAACTAAAACCTTGACATGGTGAGCCACCTATCAGCAAGTCTATATCCAGGTTTGTTGCATCTAACTTAGTGGCATCACCTACATGAACTATATCAGGAAAGTTTTTCTTTGCTATCTTCATAGCATATTTATCTATTTCAGATGCATAGTACTTTCCTACTTCTACTCCTAAATTTTTTAAAGCTATCTGACCGCAAGACATGCCATCAAATAGCGATAAAACATTAACTTTACTTTTTATCATTCTTTACCTTTCTAAATTTTTTACTTGCCTTTTCCATAATTTTATCTCTTAGTTCGTCTTTTTGTTTTTTATTAAGACCCTCTATTTCTATTATCAAGTGGTCTTCTGCCCACTTCTTGTCTTTACTTTTTATCAATTGTACCCTTTCTCACATGATTGACTATTGAAGTCTGTGCTAACAATAGTGCATCACGGATGTTTTTCTTTGTTTTCGGCTTATCTTTTAAATAAGCATAAATATAATTAACCATAACATTTGTAGACTCGTCTGTCAAGAAAGATCTAAGCATTTTTCAACCAATCGTGTTTCCACCAATAAGGTGATCCTGTACCTTTAGACCATTTAGCAAAGTATGCTTTGTCCCCTATATAATATTTTCTGTACGCAACAACATAATTCTTTGTTTTGTATTCGTCTGGCATACATTGAGGAGGATTTGTCATATCTCCTTGAGGAATGTTGTCACTAAAATCCCAATATTTTATAAATTCTATAACTCTGTTTGATTTGTGTTTTTTGTTGAAACGAACTTCGTATTGTTTATTTATAGATGAGGCATTTTTTAGTGCCCATTTAAAATTGTTTTTGTTATCTCCTACCCAAATAGTCATAGGGTGTTTAGGATAGGCAGGCTTATATAACTCACCTATTGTGCCACCCAAATGTCTTTGGATGGCAGTTGATAGCATCTGTGAAGATTCTAATAGCATTTTAGGAACATGCTTATCACACAAATACTTTGCAGCAAGTTCTGGACTTTTATCTAGAAAGAATATATTCATTAGTACCACCCTGTATCTATAGCGTTATCATTAAACTTGTTTTCTAATGACTGAATTACATTTTCTTTCATTTGTATTTCTTTAGGTAGTGAATCGTTCTCTATCTTTAAGTATTTAATCGCCCAGGCTAATGCTGTGGATTCTTCTTCTGTTAGTTTTAAGTACAGTCTATGCATTTAGTATCTCCTTTATTTGTTTTTCGTTGTAGTATTTTAAATCGTCTTCTAATATCTTGACTTCTGTATTAACATAATACCTTAATTTTCCGCTTATGTCAAATGATTTAGTTGTTGCGTCCCGGTCCAATGCAACAATAACTTTCTTAAACTTTTTTTTAAGTATCGGTATGTAAGTATCTGGTAAACTTGTACCCATCAAAGCTACGCCTGTATATACACTTGATACAGCACAGGCACTTGCACAATCTTCTACCAGGATTGCAGTATCACTATCTCCACAAATAAATGGATAAGTCTTACCACCATACATATACCATTTAGGATATACTTTTGAAGTTAATGCCCTACCAACTGCACCTAAAATCTTTTCTTTGTTTTTTATTAAGAATACAATTCTGTGTTGCTTTACATCATACATGAAACTTGCCTTTGCTTTTTGTTTGGCTTGTATACAATTATTTTTTTTAAGATAATCATAACATTTTTGCTCTGATAAAACAGAAATAAAACTTGTTGGTAATACAAAAGGCTTTTCTTTTTCTTGCTTTGCTTTGTTTTCTGTCACTACGGTTTC